CATTTCGCACTTCATTGTTTAGCTTTGCTCCATCTTCATTTACAATCCAAAGTTTTGGACAAAGTGTGTTATGATATAAAGGATAGCTTTTCATTTTATCTAGCGCCTCTGGCGTTGACTGTATCTTTCCATTTGATAACTTCATTGCGAACAACTTCGGCAATATCTTCGACATATTGATTTGATGCTATATCCGATGATGTTAAATTCACATGACGACTTTTTAATATACCATCCTTCACCAACGCTTCGGCAAATGCACGAGAAGCATATTCCAACTTTTTTAAGTCGGCTACTTCAACGTTCTCTGAAAGCAATGATGTTAGTTTGATATGGTTCATGCTAGCAAGAATTTCTTTAGTTGAGATATAGAACTTGCCGCGCCGGTATGTAATATAGCAATACGATGTAGTGCTGAATTGTCCCAAGCATCAATATTTTTTTGCATATCATCAACAAGCACATGAGTAACACGGCCTGGTATATCTAGGATATATTCTGGCTTTCTTGGACCAGAACGAGCAATAATTACTTTTACATTTGGATCAATATGCTTACGAATCCATGCAGTCTTTTGTTCTGTAATGTCAGTTCCTTGACCGGCACTTAAAATAACAGGAGCTGGATTTTTAAAGTTGTCTCTGATAAAGTCCCAAAGAACTTTTGCATCTGGATTTGGCTCAAGATTAATCCAAAAGTTTGGAACGGCATCAATAAGCTGCCAAAATCTTTTTTGAGCTGCTTTCTTGTCGCCTTTAAATTCTGGAAGATCATAAATTTCTTCTGGTAATAATCCACCAGAAATTTCTTTGAATCCTTTGTCCATATTCACGAGGACTCCATCCATATCACAATATACTTGTACTTGTAATGGGTTCTTTTCTTCAATCTCTTTTAATAGGTTCTTTAGTAATATATTCATTTTAATTTTATAGTAAATTTGCTTTTTCCGTCGTCGTTTATAATTTCATATTTGTTGATATCCACAAATTTATTAACTATTGATTTATATAGACGATATCTTGGTTTGTCAATTGCTGGAAAATCAAGTTCCCCGTTTGGCATTTCTTTAAAAAAATAAGGAAGAACGTCGTTTATTAAAATCTTTACATATGTGTTTAATACTTGTTTATCGTATTGATATACATTGTCATTAAAATACAAGTTTGGCTTATCGTATATTACTTGGTTTTTATCAAAAAATCCTAATTTTATTTCAAATCTATTTTTTGCACCAAGGTTGATACGAATAAAATGTTTAACGCCACTGTCTCCAATAAATTCCCAATAAGAATTTCCACTCTTTTTTGCATCATATGATTGCAATGGGTCTATTCCATATACTTCATAAATCAATTCATATGTTTCCATGTCTATAGTTTCGGCAAATGTAGCCGATTTATATAAAGGATCAGAAAGCAATGATTCTAACAAAATTTGCATATGATTATAAATATATCACAGTTTAGGATTAGTCCATATATATTTCAAGTTCCCGCAGTCCCATATACGATCAAATCCATTGTTTTTCATATTTTCCCATTCTGTGATAGATGCGTCAAATATAGGCAGTTTCTTGTGCAATACACCTTTTTGAAACCCAAATCTATGAACTAATTTATATGGGTCGGACATGTTAAAATACCAATAATTTGGAGAAGTTATACCCGCAAATGAAAATCCAATTTTTTCATAAAAAGCCCGCATTCCTGAGTATCTTATATCCGCAAAGGTTGTTATTTTTTCTGGTTTGTAGTTTTCTATAAAATAAGTCAGCAGTTTTCCGCCAATACCAATAACAGGTGTTTCACCTACCGCAAAACGATACATTTCATATTCACCTTGTTTTGAATGTTTTGTACCTAATGCAACTCTACCTTTTCCAAAAGTCATAACTGCAACAAGTGTGTTTTCAAAAAAAGCACCCAATTTTACTGTTGAGCGATCTGTTCCTTGGATATGATATGTTTGTAAAAATTTTGAACAAACATCCGATTCTATTTCTAAAACTTTACATTTTCTAGCAAAAATAGATTTGTTAATTGTGTTAACCGACTCGCTAATTATTTTATTAGAACCTATTAAATTAAGTATCTTACGTTTTACGATATTTTTTGATACTGCCCATTCATTTTCAAATATATGAATTAGTTTTACGCCTCTATCTGCGGCCATTTTTGTTTTGTGTATATGATACTTTTTTTCTTTTTCACCAAAAAATTCACTATGCCACACGATTCCATCAAATTCAATAGCTACATTTTTGCTTGGAATATAAAAGTCTAATTCAAGCGGTGATATAAGCTGGCGGTCATTTTGTTTAATCTCACAGTCGATTGGAAGATTTTCTTTTAAAAATTCTAATATTTCTAGTTCTGGCTGAGATCTTACCGTTGGATAGCATCGTTGACATCTTGGAACTTTACCATCTTCAAGCACCGCGTCAAAACAAACATCACAGGACGTGCATTTGAATTTATAAAATAACTGTTCATCATTTCTTCCCCGTGTACCCTTATATTCTTCACGTGTAAATAATGGAACTGCTTGACCATCTAATCTGCTACCAGATACAATTGAATAATAAAATTTGTCAATATTGGTGGATGAAATTTGAGCAGCAATTTCTTTGTTTTGAGATACATTTTCCACTCCATACTTTTTGCGTATGGTTTGTTTTGCTGCCGCCGATTGATATCCCAGTGTTCCATTTTGCAATCTTTCCATTATGCTTTTGATTGCAAAATCGCTTGTCATCTGTTCACCAAAGTGAGCAAATTTAGTGTCATTTGATTTTTTAACAAACTCTTCTAACTTTGAAATATTTTCTACTCCATATTTTTCTAACAATGTGGATTTAAGTTTTTCTAGATTGTTATAATTTTTATTACCATACTTTTCTAGTTTTGTTTGAGAAGCTTTTACCGGATTAACAAAGTTTTCATTTCCATACTTTGCTTTTTTTGTTGCTTTTAATTTTAACGCAAAACCTGGAATTTGACTTGAGTGAGATACTCCATACTTTTCTTTTATAGTTTTCTTTAAACTAGATTGTACTTTATATTTAAACTCTGGAAGGCTTGTGTATTCATCTTGGCATACTGTTGAACATGTAACTCTGTTGTGTCGTTTATCTGTTTCAAACAATTCGCGGCAAATAGGACAAGTTTTAACAATAGGTGCTATAATTTTTTTTGAGTTCAAACATTTATATGAACATGTTTTTCTGTATCCTTTATAATAACTATCAAATTTGGTTGGACTGTTGCATACTTCACATTTACCCACACCTGTTTCGTTTATATGCTGATACATTTTTTCACCAAATGTACCGCCTTGGTATATAGAATTTATTTCATTGTATACATTTGGGTATAGTCGTTTTAATTGAACACCAAAATTCTCTCTGTTATTTTCTATAAAATGCAACAATTCTTCTTTATTCATATGGATAAATATAAGAGAACCCCACAAAAACGCAAGATGTTTTTTCTTGTGGGTACAAAAAAAGAACCCACCAATTTCTTGGTGGGTTCTGTAGAGGGAGATTTTATCTATTACGCGGTTGGGAACGAAGCACCCGTTGGCATGACGTTAAAATCTAATACGATGAATTCCGCTGTACGTGTTGGTTGGATATAGATTTGACCATATAAGATACCACGGTCAACTAGGTCCGGAGTATTGTTGGTTTCATCCATAACAACCTTGAATGCATAGATACCACTGCGTTGTTGAACGCTTTCCAAGTATGGGTTCACAATGTTCAAGAAACGTTGACGAGTTGTCGATACGTTTTGCTCAAACACTAGGAATCTTGAAGAAGAAGCGATGAACTTCTTTAGAGCGATCAACAAGCGACGAACGTTAATACGATCCAATGCGGAAGGATTACGTTGTAGTGTCTTTTGACCCCATGCTACCACACCTTGGCCTGGGAAGGCGGCGATTGGGTTGACATGGTTTTCATATAGACTGTCGCGTTCGGTGTGTGTTAAGCGGTCAGCGACTTGTACTGCGGTTGGGATGCCACCACGGTTTAGACCGGCTGGAGCAAACCATTCTGCGGATACTTTGTCGTTAGCAGCAAACACACTCATCATCACAACGGATGGTGGAACTGGCATAATCTTGTTGCTGTTTGTTTCTTGAATCTTGACCCATGGGTAATAGGTAGCGGCATAGTTTGTGTCAAACTGACCAGCTAGGTCGATTACGGTTTGGATACTTTCAGCACCGGCCATTTGGTTGTGAGCAATGTCCATGATATAGAAAGCATCGCCACGGTTTTCACAAACTTCAATTGTCAACGATGCAACATATGGGTGATCGTTGTAATTGATACCAGGAACAGTGATTAGATTAAAGTCAAACTCATCAGCGTTGCTCAAAGCGGCCAAGCATTGCTTGTATCCGTAAGAACCGTTTGATTTGTTTGTAGAGCAATCTAGACCTTGTTGATTTGTTGGCAAGATTTCATTGCCGATTAGGACTGGAACAGATGGACTTTGACCATCGAATCCGCCTTGGAAGCCAAGAATGAAGCGACGTTTTTTAACGTTGGTGCTTTCATCATTTGCAACATAAGCTGCGGTGATTCCGCAATCTGTTTCTAGGCTGAATGCTTTATTTGAGGCTGCACTTGCACCAAGTGGGATTGGAGCAAAGTATTGCTTGTTGTCTAGCTCTGGACCAACGGATGAACCGTTTGGATATAGAGCAGCCAAATCAGCGTCGGCTTGTGACGGAGCTGGTTGGAATACAACACCAGAGCAATAACGGCCTGGTTGCATTAAGTAAGCAGATGC